CGGCCGTTGCCGCCACCGCCACTGCGGCCTGCGTTGCTCTCAGCTTGTACCCTGCGCTCGGCATGATCTCTCCTACGTGTTGTTGGCGACGACGTCCGCGCCGCCCGCGTTCACGATCGCTGTGCCGTTGATCGAGTTGCCGACTACTGCTCGGTTGTTCCCGCCGGCCAAGTCGATGCCGTTGACGGGAGGAGCCGCCCAAGACGCGACGTTGCCGACGATCGTGCCCCGTGTCCCAACCGAGTCGATCGCCACAAGCCCTGACTCTCTCACCGTGTTGCCGACAAGAGCCACATTGTCCGCGCCGATGTGGATCCCGCGGCCCGTCGACAACTCGATGTGGCACGCCTCGATGCGCGTATGGTCGGCTCCGGTGTCTACTCGTACACCGACAACGCCATCGGATATGTGGACACCTATCGCCTCCGCTCGAATCGCTGTCCCGAGAAAGTAGATTCCCTTCTGCCCGGACGAAGCGGAGCAGTGCCCCTGCTGTACCTGGATCCCTCTGCCGCCGACCTTGATGCAGTCACCCCAAGACTGGTACACGCGTAGCCCGCGAAGTTGCACGTCGCTCACGTCACTTGATGCTGTTGGGTCGAGCAGAATCCCATCTGAGAACGCTCCGATGGGCGGCACGGGCACGTTGTTCGCCATCGAAGTTCCATCAAGAAGCCAGCGCTCCGCCAGCCCGCCATTTTCCAGGCGAACAACGTGTTCCGTCGGGCTCCAGTTTCCGCCGCGCACTTCGAGGTCCACCAAGTTGCCGCCGGTCTTCACGGCCAGTACACCGCGCATCGCTTGGCCGCCGCCGGAGGGCACGATGCAACGGATCAGCCGCAGTCCAGTTACGCTCCCGTCGATGAGGATCAACACATCATCGTCGCTCGGCCCGGCGCCGACGGTCTTCAACGCCTCCAGATTTTCCAGCGTCAAGCCATCCACGCCAGCCAGGTCGAAGAGCGGACCATCGTGCGTCCATGTCACCCGCGGCGCCCGATTCGTTGCTGGATCAAAGACCGCAGCCCGAATCGTGGTGCCGCTTCCCAGCACCAAAGAGTCGAGCACGTCGGGCTCTGCGATGTCGCCGACCAGTAGGATTTCGTGGCGCTTGGTGCCGAGGTGCGAGCGGGCATACAAGCACGCCTCCCGCAGCGTCCTGAACATCGCATCGAAGCCGGCCGGGCCGACCGTCAGCGGACGCAGCCGCTCGTGCCCCTCTTGACGGCGCAGGAGGGAGATCAGGCGCGTCACGACGCCCCCGACGACGGTGGCCTCGTAGATCGGTATCCGGCCCGGCCCGAATGCGTCCGAGGAGATCAAGCTCTTGAACAGTGCTCCGGTCGGGTCGTAAAAGCCGTACCAGACCCCGTTTGCCAACACACCGGAGTTGACGGCCGCGACGTGCAGGACACGGTTAGAGACCACGATCTCTCCGGTAGAAACGTCGACGCCAGTCCCCGGCCCGTCGACCGCAACCCCGCCATGCTCCAGCACCGCGGCACCCCACCACGACCAGGGCATCCGCTCGTCGATGTACCGCAGCCACTTGGGCGTCCGGCCGAGCAAGTAGTTGAACTCCTCGGCGAATGGGCGATCGACCCCCGGGATCCACCCTCCCGTGACTCGTGCTGGCGGCGGCGCTGACTCCGAGATAGGCGTCTGCGCGACATCGGGGAAAGCGTCCGGGCGTATCGTTGTGGTCATGGATCAAGCCACCAGGATGTTGTCGGACCAGTACCCGACGTTGAACGGCTGTGCGTCCGGGTCGCCCTCGAATCCGAAGTACGCGGGACCGGACTCGATGATCGAGTGGAGCTTGACCCCTGCAGGGATGACGCTGGTCATCTGTCTCGCAACCTTCGCCCGGAACGCTGGCGTCGTCGGTTCGGCCCGAGTGTAGTGCAGTTCCAACCCTGCTGCATAGGACGACAAGTACCTCACCGGCTCGACTCCCACCAGCAGCGCCAGGATCTTCGTCACCTCGTCGATCGTTCCCTCCGAGCGATTCGTCAGGACCCGAGCGCGTAGCAACCGTCGATAGGTGACGTCGTCCCATCCCGCGCGAGGTTCCCCAAGGATCGCTCCGTACTGGTCCAGGTTGACGCCATCTGCGAACTCCAGGAACCGCAAGATGATCAACCCGCAAAGCAAGTCCTCGACGTCCTGCGAGCGAGTCGCCAACACGGAGACGAGAGCCTGGATGTTCGGCCCGTCGATAGGCGATGTCAGCCTCGCCAGCGCCCGCGCGACGTGGTCGTCGATGTGCCCCGGGCAGGCCGGGTCACCGCCGCCGAACTGCAGAAGCAGGGACACCTAGACGCTCCTCATCACGCCGTTCACCGCCACGACCATCTCTGTGACCGGGTGCGTCGCAAGGTCGTCCTGCACCGTCGCCTGAATGAATTGCCCTGCCGTCAGACGGAGAAGCGGACCACCGAAGAAGAGGTGACGCAACGACAGGATCGCAGTCGCTTTGGTATTGATCGTCCCCGAGACGATCCGGGAGTGGAATGGATCGACGAGCACCGAACCAGTCCCGAGGAATTGGTGGTTGGAGCTGATATTATCAAAATCGAACAGCAAGGTCGAATGGTCGGTATCGTAAACCTCAAACTTCACGCCGTTCGCAAGCCCGCTACCGCTCAGGAAGTTATCCGCGTCGATCGCGGCACCAGGCGATTTGGCCTGGACCACGATCCCATCGAGCAGGAACTCCTTGCCGACCGGCACCTCCATCCAGAACTTGACGGGTGTGACAGAGCCGTCCTCGTCCGCCAGTTGGTTGTCGGCCCCCAGCCCATCCTTCGTGAGTTCAAAGTGGATGTTGGGGAGGTCGGAGAAGTCCAGGATCGACACCGCCTCACGGACCTGCAAGGGATTCGTCTCGATGCCGCTCTGCTCGCCGTCCTGATCGACGAGCGCAGCGGTCGGAGCCTTCTCGCCGGTGAGCTTGTCGAACGTGATGAACAGTTCGCCGGTCGTGTCCGGGCGTCGTCGTGTGGTGTCCTGGGTGAGTGCCATAGTGAGCCTCTACGGTGGGTCAGTTGACTTCGATGTTGCCAGAATCGAACGTCGCAATCTGCGTCAGCCCGATCGGGATGTTCGCGGTTCCAACCGGAGCAGGAGCGGTGCCGACGTAAACCGTGACCGTTTCAATCCCTGGAACCTGGGCGACCGCGCAGAGCAACCGAAGATAGAACACGTCGTCGCCAATCGTGAGCGAATCCCCAAGCTCCAGGATACGGGCACGGACCTGGTCCTTCCAGTCCTCTGGAAGATCAACCGCGTAGTCGATGAGGTTGACGATGACGTAGATCGGGACTGCGGACGCAAACGAGAACCGCACCGTCTGCGGGAAGTTCTGCTGGTCGACCACCGAGAACGTCTGCGTGCCGTCGGGTTTGATCCCCGCCGGCATGCGCTCGAAGATCGTCTTGGCGATGGTCTCGTTCTCGTCGGTCGAGAGCGTCGACGGCCAGACGACAACCCGAAACGCTTTGCCCGGGATGCCGTTCCCGTCGGTCGTGAGTTCCCGGTTCGAGATGCAGATCGCTGCACGGACGAACTCCAGCGCCAACACCGCGGCCCGGATCGCTCCATCCGTCCCCCCGCCAATGAGCTGCAGCGAGGCCTCGCGTCGCTCTCGTAGTTCCGCGTCGGTCTCGATCGCTGTCCCCTCGGTGAAGTCCGCCAGGTTGACCGCGGTTTGCCAGCCAGCAACGGGCGTGACGATCTCGTCGATCGTTCGCGCGAGCGCGTCGAATTCACCAGCTTCCTCGGATGCAGCGGTCGCGTCGACCGCTCCGGTACCAACGCCGACGAAGTCCCAGATCACCCCACCATCCACGATCCCTGAGCCAGTACCGGACGGAGCTGCACCACCGGAGGTCCCCGGGTCGACGACGATGTAGACGTTCCCACTCGCTGTCCGCCGGTCTCCCACGACATACGGAGTCCCAGCAGCCCAGGCCGTCACCGCAACGATCGTCGCCGCAACCGTCGTGACGAACTGCTCCAACGTCACCGACTTGCGGACGATCCGACCGACTGCAAGCACGGTCCCCGGCGTACCCGTCGCCGTGATGGCCCCGGTCGCCTCGGTCGCTGGGAGCCTCTCCAGGCCCACCAGAGCGACGAGGTTGTCGAGAGCGATGCCCTGAGCCACGTCGACGTTGAAGGCGTCGTAGAGCCCCTGGGCGAGTTCCTGCAGGTCGACCTCGCGGTCCGCGACGATCGCCAGCAGTTGCCCGAGCGGTCCCTCCCGCCCGACGAACACGGTCGGCCCGATTCCCTCTGGGCCCTGGATCGCCTCCTGTAGCTCGGCAAGGATCTCGTCGAACGTCTGGATCGAAAGTCCCGTCGAGTCGAAAGTCCCAGGCATCTACAACTCCCCGGTGATGAGTGCGGTCCCCGTGACCGCCTCGCTCGAACCGACGATGACCTCCCAGTCGACAGCCAGCGCCCGAGCCTCGTAGTCCAGGTCGACGGTCAACGACTTCACCGTCTGGACCCCAGGCACGTCCAACACCTTCGCCCGCAGGACCGCCTCGATTAGCCCGAGGTCCGGCGCTTTACGCAGTACGTCCGGTCGCCACGGGACTCCGTAGGTCTCGTCCGCGAACCACTCGCCACGGTGCGTCAGCAAGGCCAGCCGTACCCGTTGGCCGAGTTCTTCAGTCCCGTCGACCATCTGCAGGCGTGAGTCCGTGAAGACCAGATCGCCGTCATCGGAAACCAGGAAGTCCATGCCGGGCAGCGTACAACCGGACCCGCCTGCCGACAATACCCGAGACGATCTCGCTTGGTTCATGGCCGTTTGATCGCCGCGAGCGACGCGATGATCGGTACGAGCGCCGCAGAGAAGGCGGGATTGACCGAGCCAGACGGGAGCGTCTGCGGGGTTGACGACAGGAGCGTGAGCAAGTCGTCGACGATCCCGAGTAGGTCGTTCGTCCCGTCTCCGAGCCCGATACCGGATGGCCCGACCTGCAGGCGCTTCGGTAGCGGGTTGACCTCGCCCTTCTTCACCGACTGCCCGAGCCACAGGTCGATGCCGTTCGAGACGTTCGTCGAGAGCACATCCGGGTCAGGGTAGACGCCGGCGATCGCAACGGCGTCGGTGAGGTGATGCCGACGCTCCGCCTGCGGGACGACACGGGATCCACCCTTCGTCAGCCACTCGTCGTAGGACCGCTCGGAGAAGACCAGGAGAACGAAGTCCCCAACCGTGAGCGGAAACTGCAAGACGAACCCGCCACCTCGAGGCCAGACGACCGGGACGTTCGTCAGGACCGGAAGGATCTCGTCAACCCTGTCCCCGTACCTCCCGAACCGCCGGCCGATCGTGGGCTCGACGGACGCCTTCTGCGTGGTCGCATCGAACTTCGTTACCCGTCCAGGGAGGGCGACGTGCAGGTCATCGAGGTAGCCCTCGATGACTGTGGCGAAAACGGTCTCCAGGCTGACCGCTGGTCTCTCGTCTCCGGTCTCGGTCACGACTTGATCTCCACCGCATTCTCGACCTCGGAGTAGAACTCGTCCGAATACCCGGAGTCCAGATTAACGGTCATCTTCTTCACGACGAAGAACCCATCGAGGTCCCTGCTCTCCAGCTTGACCTTGCGGCGTGGTCGAATGAGCGGGTTGTAGAGGCTCACGAACGACACGCCCCGCTCCTTTTTCTCCGGGATCCCGATGAGTCCGGTGTTCGCGGACAAGAGGACCGCTTGCTCTCCGGTCGTCGCGCCAATGCGTGTGACGACAAGCTCCCCGTTCTGGATCGACCACCGAGCGCCTACTGTCCGAGTGAGGTTCGTCAACTCCTTCTGAATCGAGCCGGCGACCGTGTAACCCTGGGAGAATTCTACGCGCGGCAGGTCTGCCGGTAGGTTGGCGAATCGTAGGCCCATCGCGTCGGCCAACCGTCGAATGACGTCGCTCGATTGAGCAGGGCCGTCGAAGGTCTCGTTGAGCCGGCCAGCGCGGAATGCCTGTCTGCCATCCCCGGCTTCGAGTTCGAGCACAAGGTCCCCACCGTCGCGGGTTTCCTTGATCGTGTCCTCGTCGATGTCCCCGGAGAACAGCATCTCCGGAGTCCCGTACCCGGCTTCGACGATGACCGCGTTTCCGTTACGCCGGATGAACCCCCGCGAGTCAGCGTTCAAGTTCCAGAGTTGCAGGGCCAACGAATCCGGGCTCGGTGTGTCATCGAGATCGACCTTGACGTTGATCCGGAATCCCGGTGACCCGTCCTTCACCGATGCGAACTGCCGCCCCGGCTCTCCTCGCGGTCCAACGGTGACCCGAACAACGCGCTTGAACAGTTCGGTCATAGCACCAGCGGTTCCTCGAACGTCTCCTCGGCCAGGTCGTCAAGCACGGTGGCGATGCGGGCAACGTCAACCGCGTCGACGTAGAGCAGCCGGGCCCGGGTTCCGAGTTCGTCCCGCCCAGGATCCACGGCGCCGTCTGTCACGTCGGTCAGCGTCAGCTTCCCCGCTGGTCGTCTCGCGTTCTTCAAGCGGCGGACGATCTCTTGATTCGAGACGAGTCGCTGCCCGGAGACCAGCCGCACGCCGTCGCCGGTCTCGATCGAGAAGGCCCACGACGCGGTCCTGCCAACCCATCGCAAGAACACGCGGAACGGCTCACCGTCAAGCTGGACGACTTCATTGAATGCCGGAAGGTCGAAGACCGGGATCTCGGAAACTGCCATTGCTCACCCCAGCGAGAACGAGTTGACCGTCGGATACTTCGAGTCGAACCCCTCGGCCGAACCGTTCTGCGAGATCCACTCCTGTCGAGCAAGGTTGTGCTCCGCCTTCTGCACCATCGACGGGGGCGGTGCCTTGACCGGGACCCGTCCGCGGTTCGGCACGTCGACCGTTTCCGACTGCACCACCCGGATCTTCTGCATCTCGATGACCGGCCGAATCGCCTCGCCAATCCCCGACGACCTGTCCGTCGCAACGCTCGTGACGATCATGTCGTCGTAGGTGCGCAGCGAAGTGCGAACGGAGACCCTCTCCCCTAGCTCTAGGAGCGACTCGATGGTCTGCCAGGCCAAGAGGTCGCGGTCCCGAGTCGCTTCGCCCTGGGACGGCAAGGGGGCGTTGGAGATGACCCCTTCGATGGACAGCACGACGTCCGTCGGCTGGACGTGGTCCGAGACCTCGAACCCCTCCTCTACCGGATGCTTCGGGACCTCGGCAGTCATCGAGTGCGACTCGCGCACCGTCGCGTCCAGAGTGAACGAATACCCGATCGCTCCCTCGACGTCGAACTCCGCCCCGGTCACCTTCCTCGCTCGGTAGACGTCGACCATCGATCAACCTCCGACCGGAACGGCATTGAGTTCCATCCGGCGCAAAGTAGACGCCAGCCCGTCATCGACCCCCGTCTGCGTTGCCCTCCGGATCTCGTTCGGTCCCATGTTCGTCGAGCCCTGGACGTTCACGACCACGTCGCCAGCCGACAGGGTGTTCGCTATGTTCCGACCGCCCGCAGGTCCAGCGCCACGTCGGACAGCGTCGCCCATCGCACCGCGGGCGACGGCCCCGTTGACGGTCTCTCCGCCAGGGGCTCCGATGCCAGCCGGTGCACCTGCCCCGCCGCCGACGACTTTCTTCAAGAGCCCGATACCCTTGATCAACAGCCAGATCGGTCCCCATATCGGGAGCAGTGCACCGAGGATGACGTTCTTGAGCAACGGAAACTTCTCAAACAGTTCGTCGAAGACCGCGACGATCGAGTCCTTCATCTCGACCGCGAACTCCTTGACCTGCTTGAAGTGCATGACCAGCAGAACCAGCCCCGCAACAAGCGCGATGATCCCGAGGATGATTCCGCCAGTCGCAGCGTGGAGAGCGAGCCAGGCCGTCACGTTCGCCCACAGCACAGCAGCCTTAGCGATCAGCGCCGGCACGAAGCCGATTGCTACCAGGCCCTGCACCGCGAGGACAACCTGCGCGAACGAGCCCATGAGGAAGATGAGCGGGCCGAGAACAGCGAGCAATCCAAGCGACCCCAGGACAACGCTCTGCATCGGCTCGGACAGGTTGGCGAACCACTTCGCCATCTTCTGTAGTTGCTCGACGATCTTGATCGCCTCGGGGATGAGATTCTCGCCGAACTCCTCCGCAAGCCCCTTCGTCGCCTCCTGGAACTTCCGCACTTGGTTTGCTAGTCCTCCCTGCGTCCGTGCGAAGTCGCCCTGCGCTTTCTTGGACTGCTCCAGCGCAATCTCTAACGTCGCCCATGCCTTCGCCTGGCGTAGAGAAGATCCCGTCAAGCCCTTCTGCCCCTTCTCCGCAAGCCGCTGCTGCACGTCCACGTCGAGGATTGCAATACCGAGAGACTTGACTGAGTCCCGTTCGCCAAGCAGCGCCTTCGTCAGAGCATCGCTCGCGCCCCTCGCGCCTCCCTCGAAGTTCGTAAAGGACGCGAGGTCTACCGCCAGACCGTTGACTTGCCGGGACAGATCGAGCGCGGAGTCCTCGGCGAACCCGAAGCCGACCAGCAGATCCCCGGTGTTCGATAGAAGCTGCCGCGACGTCGACCCAGCGAGACCGAACGACTTGGCGAACTCGTCCGCAGTCATCTCCGCCTGCTGCCGGATCGAGGAGAACACCGTTGCGAACTTCGAGCGCGTCTCCTCTGCGTCGCTGGCGAACTTGAGCATCGCTGCCGTCGCCCCGATGATCGGCAGCGTCAGCCCGAACGTCATTGCAGCGCCGAACGCCTTCGTGCTCGCTGCAAGGTCTTTCAAGTTCCTGCCGAAGGCGTTCGCCCCCGCCCTCGCCGCACCGATCTTCGCGTCGAACTCCGCCACCTTCTTCGTGTCGGTGATGTTCACCGCGAGCTTGGTGATGAGTTCTCGGACCGTGATGCCCATGACGGAACTACCTTACCCGTGATCTGCCGTGCCGGGAAGGGGACGCTGCTGGGGTCTTCGTCTTCGGCGACAACGCCCGCTCGACCTCGGCTTCCCGGTTCAGCAGTAGATGCGCCTGCCAGACATCCGCGACTGTCATCCGGTCCTTGACCTCTTGGATCGACGGAGCCAGACCACCACGGACCACGCGCCAGAAGACGTCGTCCACGGCCCCCGAGTAGAACTTGAAGATCCGGTCGACCTTCGCCTTCTGCCCGGGGTCTAGCGTCCGGTCATCTTCCCCAGTCGGTCGAAAGGGCCCCGGAACACACTCCCGAAGTTCTCCTTGACCGCCCAGGCCACCGCCGCGAGGAGTTCCCCATAGTTCCCCTGGTAGATAGTGTCGAACGACTGCGGCACCTTCTCGCGGTCCCGAGTCGCGTACTTGAGCAGGCTCTTGATCAGGTCGAGCCCTCCCTCCTTGACGATGTTCTTCGCCAGGTCCTCGAACGCCTGGCCGAGTTGCGTCCCATCGATCTCGGCGTCCAACACGTTCGCCAACCCGCCGCTCTTCGCGAGCCCATCGAACATCCTCCCCAGCGGACCACCCGCCACGGTCGACACCGTCGTCAGCAGCGACCAGCCCTCGCCGGCAGGGTGCAGGGTCAACTCGTATGCGTGCTCGGTACCCGACACGTCGGGCAGCTTGATCTCTCGTCTGGTCGAGGTCATGTCGGTCTCCTACCCGATGGCCGTGGAGTCGCCCTCGGGTCTGCCGTAGCTACGGGAGGACGGTGGATGAGATGCCCTGCACGTTGCGCTGCAGGTTCGCTACCCGGAGCGTCCACTCGATCGTCCCGAGTTCTGCGCCGTACTCGATCGACGGCTGTTCCGAGATCCAAGCCTCGCGGCCACGGAACTCCGAACTCGACGCGAGGTCTTTCGCCAAGAACGACGCGACGCCGTTGTTCGACTCCTGGTCGCGTTGCCGCGCTCGGTCAAGGATCGCGTTCGAGCTGCTGGACTTCATCAGCGTCACGGTCACGGTCGCACGGTTGTCGTTCGACTTCGACCGGGCGACCTCCCCGGTCGCTCCGGCCTCGTCCGTCCAGATCGGGGACTCGGCCTCGATGCTGATGAACGTGTCCGGCGCGTACCCCTCGATCTGGATCCCGTCGAAGATGATGACGAACAGGTTCGGGTCGTAGGTCTTGACTGCCATGACGTTCTCCTCAGATGCCCAGCGAGGTCGTCGCGATGAAGGTCACGTTGTTGACTTCCTCGATTGCTCCCGCCGCCAGCGCCCCGGCCGTCAGCCGGAGCAGACGGTTCTCGATGTCCGCGGTCGGCGCTTCCGCGATGGACGGAGCGGACGCGAACGGCGAACCGGACGGGTTGTCGTCGTCCGAAGCCGCGCGGCGGAAGTGCCCGACGTCCACCCCGCGTTCGAGGATCTCCAGCGCGCCGTCGACGAAGACCTGAATCCCCGTGTCGGTGTACGGGATCTTCCGTCCGCGGTTCGTCGCCTTGAGCAACAGGCCGGCGAACTTCTCGAACAGCCGCGCCGCCAGCCAGTCACGGGTCACGGCAAGGTCGACCGGCGTGCCGTCCCCGAGCGTGCCGTTCCCGGTCGCTCCTTGGGACGCGAGCGTGAGGTAGACGTTCCCGTTCTTGGACAGGATGTTTGTCTTCTCGGTGGTCGTCAGCGTCGAGGCCGGCGAGAACCCAGTGACGGTCGCGTGCCGCCAGATCGTCGTCTCCTGGTCCGGGTCGACCGCCAGCCGACTCGCCATCCACGCGAAGGATAGGGCCTCGGCATTCGTCGCGTGGTACATGATCGCCGCGTTCCGATTCGAGTCCGTCCGCAACTCGCTCATGATGTCGCCCACACCGGCGGGAACGTAGGCGGTGTCCTTGCAAGCCGTTTCGGACGACTGGCCGATGAAGAGCTTGCCATTGGCCGCAGCGAAGTCCGCCGCAAGGGACTGGCTCGCCTGCACCCTGGACTCGATGTCGAAGCCATACCACTCGTCGTTCTCGGCCTGGATCGCCGTCAATGCCGCGGTCCACGACTCGACTCCGTCCCACCGGCCGGCAGCCAGGCGCTCCGGCTTGGGAGACTGGGAGAACCCCGCGAGAAGAGCATCCTTCGTGAACGTGTCCAGGTCCGCGTCGTCGTTGACGTCGTCGGACGACTCGTAGAACCGGATCCTCTCGGTGAACCCGATCCCCTGCTCCCCGGCCATCAGGCTCGTACCGAAGCCTGCGACGGGGACAGGAGGAGACTCCAACCGGACTTCCACGGAAATGACGTTGTCGAAGTTCGCCATGATGCGCTCCTCAGTTCTCGATCACGATCTCGGGTTCGACTTCCTCTACCGCTGGGACTCCGACCGTCTCTTGCTCAGCGAATCCGAATCGGAACTCTGTCGCTGTTCGAGGTTCCCACGGTATACCGACCAGGAGAGCCGTGTCAACGGACGGCTCGGACCGCAGGATACTCAGACCGGCAGACGAGTTCGCGACCTGGATCGCCGGCACGACAACCGACCGCCGAAGGACGCCCATCATCTCCCGGTGGTTCTGCCCGAAGGTCTGGACCGACACCCGCCCCTCGGCGTGCGTGATGATCCGATGCTTGTAGAGCGGCTTGGGCGGATCCTGCTCGTCGTCCGAGTGGACCTCGTTGATGGTCTGCGTCTCCGGCTGGCCGAGCGCCTGGAACTCGATGACCTTGAGCGTCGCGTAGGGGGCCTTCGGTTGCGGAGCCCCCTTCCCGCCGACACCGCCGGATGTCTCCTGGTTCTCGAAGAGCACCGGGAACGTCGTCTGCGGCGTCACCTTGAAAGCGTCCAGGGCGGTCTTCACCCACTGGTACAGCGCCGACTCGTATTCGGTGCGGAAGGTCATCCCCCAACGACCTCGTCTGGCCGCTCCGGCTCCAATAGCGCGTAACGGGTATGGTCCAGCTTCAACCGAGTCTGCCGGTAGTTCATCACCTTCAAGACGCTCATGAGCACGCCGTCTACGTCGACCTTGTCCGCGACCGTCTCCGCTCCCTGGTCGACCGTCCGCAAGCTCTCAGCCGGCTCGGACACGTAGAGCTTCCACGTTGCCCGTGTCCGCTGTCCCTCGGGCAGCGCGAGCAACTCCCGGTCGGTCATCGGTTGCAACGATCCGACGACCTCGAAGTCCGTCTCGGTGCCCTCGATGAGTTCGCCGTCGACCTCCGACACCGCGCCCCAGCGGTAGACGGTGAACGTCCTGTCGCCGAGCAACCGCGTCACCGCCGGATCTCCCAAGTCACGGAGTTGCGCATCGCACCGGTGTCGATGAGAGGGTTGCTAGAGCCCTTCCGTCGCTTCGTCGACTCCGCAAGCGGCGGGGTCTGGAGCGACGTGATCTTCCGCTTGAGGTCCGACTCCATGATGAGCCCGACCGGCGTCAGCAGTTGCTCGATCGTTGGGCCCTTCGGAGTCAGCATCTCACCAAGACCTTCCTCGACGAGCTTGAACCAGACCCGCCGCCGCTCGGCCTCCGTAGACCGCATCCATGACCGCTCGGGGATGTGAGCCTTGCGGGAACCGAACTCGTGCACGATGCCGATCTCGGCAATCGTCAGGTCGCTCTCTTCGTGGGCCTTGTCCCCTCCCTGGCCAGCGACCAAGCCAGCCACCACCGACGCGCCGCGCAGCCCGAACACTCGCCGCTTGATGCTCTCCCATCCCCTGTCGATGTCCCTGGTCGCCATCGGCTCACCCTCCGCCGAGCGTCCGCGGCTTGCCTCCTGGCAGCCCAGGGTAGTCGTCGAACAGTTCCCGGGTGAAGTACGGCCTCACCCGGTCAG